GTCACCGGGCGGGCGCTGGCGCAGTCACCGGGCGGGCGCTGGCGCAGTCACCGGGCGGGCGCTGGCGCAGTCACCGGGCGGCACAAAAGCAAGCGCCGCCCGGTGAAGGGCGGCGCGCTGTGCGGCTGGCGGTGACTGGGCGGCGCTAGGCGTCCAGCGCCGCCGCGCCGTGGGCTTCCAGCATGTCGCGCACCCAGTCAGCGGCGGCGTCATCCGTGCCGAAATCCACGTCACCGTTAGACAGCAATCCCGGCACCGCCACAAAGTCAGCGGCACCAGTCAATTGCTGCACCAGTGACGGCGCGATCCGGCAGTGTTCCTCATAGCTGCCCAGCCAGCGCACCGTGCCGTGTTCCTCCCAGCCGCCCACCGTTTCAAGCGCCGCAAAGGCGGCGCGGCGCAGTGCCTCTGGCGAACACAAAAGCCACGCCGCCCGCGCCACGTCCAGCGGCGCGGTGTCCAGCCGCACCGCCATGCAAGCTGGCAAGTCAGCGCCGTTGCGCGCCGCGAAATAGACCCACAGATCAACCGGGCGGGATGCGGCGGCAATGCGGGCAAAGGCCAGCGCCGCCGCGCCACGGCGCGCAATGGTGGTATCGTTCACGGACTGCGAGACGCCCAGTTCAAGCGCCACAGTCAGCGGCGCAGCGTCATCTAGCTGGCGCACCCGGCGGCGCATAGTCAGCGGCGCACCAGCCAGATAGGCGGGGACATTGGGCGCACCGCCCGCCACGCTGTCTACAGTGCGCCAGCGGCGCGACTGGACGCCCACGGCATCCTCGAAGCGCGCCAGCATGGCATCCGCCAGCGCCACGCGCGCAGCGTCACCGCCGCGCGCGCGGCGCAGTGTCAGCGCGGCGCTAGCACCCACCCAGCTTGAACCGTCTCGTTCCGTCCAATTGCGGGCGGTGCTGCCCGCCAGCGCGTCGGCAAATGCCGCTGGGCTGTCAAAGCGCGCACCCGGCACCGCACCCCATTTTTTCCCGCCGTCTACAGTCACAGCCAGCATCACAGCACCTCAACTTGCTTGCGCTGGGCATCATTCAGCCCAGCAAGGTAAGTAAGCTGGGCGGCGCGATCCGGCGTCATGCCCGCCCGGATCAATGCCGCACCGTGGACGCTGGCGCGCGGCGTGATAAGAATTTTAAGCCCAGCTTTTGCCGCCGCCGCCCGCGCGCGCTGGACGCGCGCCGCCCAGTCAGGGTTGCCACAGCTTGCGGCTTCCAGCTTGTCGTCATAGGCCCAGTCAAGCCGCACCCAGCGATCTAGGAAAGCGCCGTCCAGCTTGTTGCGCCCGATGTATTCGGCGGTTGCGCCGTGACCCCATGTATTCCCGGCACCGATGCAAACAAAGTCAGCGTGGCGCGCGATTGTCTCACCCGTGGGCAGCGTCATAGCGCCATTATCCAGCGGTCCATTTAGGGTGGTGGTAAGGTTAGCGTCCGAACTGTCTACTTCGTCTAGCAAACACAAGCCGCCGTCACGATAAAACCGGGTGAACGGCGTTTCATGATACGTCCCGGCAGCGTCCACGAAGCCCAGCAATTCGTGCGGTTGCATCATGGCACCCATCGCAGCGAATGACAGGCCCAGTGCTTCGGCAGCTTGGCGGGCGGCGGTTGTTTTGCCCGATCCGGCTGGGCCAGCGATCCAAGCGTTAAGACGCTGCCCGCTGGGCTTGCGGGCGGTCACGATTGAAATCAAGTCAGCCAGCATTGGGTGCCGGGTGGGCGGCAATTCTGCGCCCAGCGGCTTGCCGTCACGGTCCACCACCAGCAAGCTAGGCGCGGCAGCTTCCAAGTCAGAAACGCGCGCTTCCAGCGCCGCCACAGCGTCGGCAGTGCCAGCGCCAGCACCAGCCAGCGCGCCAGCGATTGCGGCTGTGATTGTCTGGGCCAGTGCGGCAGCATCCACGCCGCCAGCGGTGGGTGCGGGTGCGGCGGCAGTCACCGGGCGGCGGTTGTCGAACAAGCCAGCGGGTGCGGTGGGTGCGGTGTAAGTCACGGTTGCGTCCTCTACGGTATCGGTTGCGGCGGCAGCGCCGCCCAGAATTGCGTCCACGTTCAAGCCAAGGTGGCGCGCCACGTCCACGGCGCGCGCTGATCCTAGCGATGCAGTGTCAACGCCGTGGGTGCGGCGGTATGCTGCCCAGTCAGGGTGGGCAGCGATGGCGCGGCGCAGTGCGGCGCGCTGGGCGTTTGAGACAGCGCCGCCCATCACAGCACCCACAGCCCGAAGGCCAAAAGGCCAAACAAGACAGCGCACCCGGCGGCGGCTTCGATCCAGTCAAAAAGAGTCGGTTTCATTGTCGGTCATCCTATGCAGAACCGCGCCACGGATTGCGGGCGGTGACCCAGACTTACACGATAAAATCAGTCACAGTCAAGCTTGACTTCATGCATTTAAAATCAACGTGTTGCGCGTATTAACGGCCGTTAACACTCTCAAAAAAGCCCGAAAAAGTGCATTTTCGCCCCTAATGAAATCAAGGGTTTAAGAATGTTAACAGGCGCAGCGCCATAAGACACCGCGCAAGGTGATTTACTACATCGCGCAGCAACTAAAGAGTTGCTCCCGCGCGCGCGGAGCGCTTGCGGTCGCAACCGTTGCCCTAGGTGGTGACAGGTCAGCCAAGGATAGGGCGGCTTGTGCATCCATGTTTTGAGGATAGGCGCGGCAGCGCGCCAGAAAGCCCCAAAATGCGAAGTCTGGTGTTTCCCATATGGTGACCGCCGAAAAGCGAGATGGCCCTCTGGCGGGCTTCCTATGCGCTCTGCGGGCAATATGGCTTTTCGGACATATCGGGATGCGGCGCTGTTTTGTGCGCTTCTGCGCACCAGCGCACAGAAACCGGAGCCGGTTGCCCGCATCTGTGCGCAGATGCGATTGTGCAGAAATGCACATAATACCAATTGCAGACCAATGTCAGATCGTTTGCATACAAACGATTGTGGCAAGTCAGGCTGGCAGCGCAGATCGTTTGCGTGCAAATAGTTATGACTGATAACGATACATGCGCCCGCCTGCGCCCGCCCGCTTGCGTCGCTGCGCTGCGCAGTCAGCACGCGACGCTGCACCAGTCAGTCAGCGCCAAGCGATGCGCGACGCATGGCGCGGCGCAGTCAGAACGCGGCACCAGTCATCGACGCGCAGTCATGGCTAGTCAGCGCAAGTCAGCGATAGGAAAGTGCAGCAAAATCAGTGACTTGCGCCGAGTCAGGGCTTGGGATCGGGTGCGCGACCCCCACGGGGGTGGCTCGGCGGGGGGCAGGATGATTTTGACACCTCGACAGGGCGGCAGCTTAAAATTTTTCGCGCACCAAAAATTTTTTCGCAGTAATTTCAGCGGCATAAGGAGATGTTTGCAGTTCGTGCATAGTCAAGTTTGACTATGTAATCGCAAACTTGTTAACGAGCGCGATGCTTTAAGGCGTATGCGCAAGGTGATTTACTACATCGCGCAGTCCACTAAAGAGTGGACAGCACGCGCAGGAGCGCTTTGCTGTCCCCAGTGGACAGGTAGGGCGAAGTAACTCTATACTCTGCTCAGGAGGTGCCATCATGGGATCGAAGCTACAGTTGGTTCCTGCAAAGGACCGAGAAGGCGATGACGCAATTCAGCGGGCGGCGGTGCAGTCACGCTACGCGATGGATACGGTCAGTCAGAAGCTCTTGAAGGAGACAGGGCGGCGCGCAGCGTTGCGGCTCTTTGCGCTCTTGGGTGAGGACGACAAGTGGGATCAAGTTGGCCCACGGAATCAGATTGCCTTGATCGAACTTGCGCTGACTCGTGCCTTTGGCCGCGTTGAGACTGTGACTGCGGACGAGAAGCTCGTGGGCGACAAGGACAGCGTGGCTGGTGCGCTGCCGTCCCACTTGCGCGCTTTGGCTGGCAGCCTCGACTTGCCGGAGCTTCGTGGAGCAAAGGCAGCGACAAAAGTTGACGGCGAGAACAACTGAGCGTAGTCTTCGCTCACCTCCCTTGGTTACTTCCTGCGGCCACTACCCTCCTCCTCCAGCGTGGCCGCAGGTTCTCTTTTTCAGGAGCCGACATGCCGCTGAAGTCAGGAAAGAGCCAGAAGGTCATCTCTGCGAACATTCGGACTGAGATGAAAGCTGGTAAGCCGCAGAAGCAAGCGATTGCCATTGCTTTGTCGAAAGCAGGAAAAGGACGGAAGAAATGAAGAAGCCAATGAAGTTTGCGCCCTGCAAGGGCTGCCCTACTCCTGCCAAATGCAAGGCTGCTGGTCGCTGCTTGGCTAAGGGCGGCTACAAGAAATGAGCAAGGGTCTGTACGCCAACATTCACGCGAAGCGTAAGCGCATTGAAGCTGGAAGTGGCGAGAAGATGCGGAAGGTCGGGTCTAAAGGTGCGCCGACCGCTGCCGCCTTCAAAGCCTCTGCCAAGACTGCGAGGAAGAAATGATGACAAAAGGCGAATACAGGGTCGGCATCGGCTTCAATCCGTCTGGCGACGATATGGTCAGCCGTATCAAGCGCACTGCGGCAAACTTCATCGACCTGATCGACGAGATTCCGGCACTTGGGGCAGAAACCGAGGAGCAGCTCCAGCGAACCGCTGAAGTCGCTCGCCTCAAGGCTCTGGCGCAGACCTCGATTGAGGAAGCGGCAATGTGGGCCGTCAAGGCAGCGACAAAAGGTCTGCCGTGAAGAAGCGCGGCCCTTCGCTGTCAGTTGGCCGTGGTGAGAAGCTGCCCGTTTCCAAAGGGGCTGGGCTGACTGCGAAGGGCAGGGCGAAGTATAACGCTGCCACTGGCTCGAATCTGAAAGCACCTGCGCCAAATCCGAAGACGAAAGCTGACGAAGGGCGCAAAAAGTCCTTCTGCGCTCGGTCGAGCGGTTGGACTGGAGAGCGTGGCAAAGCTGCGCGGAAGCGATGGAACTGTGACTGACGACGATCAGCTATACGCAGCGTTAGTGGCGAAGTGCGCCGTAGATCGGTACTTCTTCGTCACTGAGATTTTGGGCGTCGAGAAAGTCGAAGACTGGCAGCGCGAGACTATGGCTGCTCTTGATGCTGGCGAGACGCGGATTTCGATCCGATCTGGCAACGGCGTTGGGAAGACGGCTTTGTGCGCTTGGCTGTCTGTCCACTACCTGCTCTTTAGGGACGACGTGAAGATTCCTGTGACTGCTCCGTCGAGTAGTCAGTTGAAGGACGGTCTGATCCCAGAGACGAAGCGGTGGATTTCGCGGCTGCCAGAGTTTCTGCGCGTCCAGATCGAAATGACTGAGGATCGCATCCGGCGCGTACCGGGCGGCGACAACAACTTCATTTCCTTCCGTACTGCCCGCGCTGACTCGCCAGAAGCTCTTGCTGGTATCCACGCTTCGCACGTCATGGCGATTGTGGACGAAGCGTCCGGTGTGCCGGATATCGTCTTCGAGTTTGCCGAAGGCACGATGTCGAGTGCGGGTTCGATCTTTATCTTGATCGGCAACCCAACGCGACCGACTGGCTACTTTCACAAGACGCACACGATCCTCAAGCACAAGTGGTTCACCAAAAAGGTGTCGTCCTTCGACAGCTCTCGCGTGACCCAAGACTTCGTTGACAACATTGCGCTGACTTACGGCACTGGCTCCAACACTTATCGCTACAAGGTCTTGGGCGAGTTTCCAGAAAGCGTGTCCGATACCGTCATTCCGAAGGAGCTGATTGATGGCGCATGGGGACGAGACGTTGAGGCACTTCGCGGCGCAGAGCGCGTTTGGGGTGTGGACCCCGGACGGGGCGGCGACCCTACCGGATTCTGTATTCGGGCAGAAAACATGCTCGAAGAACTTGTCGAGTGGTACGACGCTGACCTCATGCGAGTCACAGGCCGAGTCAAAGAGCGGTGGGACAGGACGCCCGATAAGGAGCGACCTGTTAGCATATACGTTGACTCCATCGGTCTTGGAGCCGGGGTTGCCGACCGCCTGCGAGAGTTGGGCCTTCCGGCTGTTGACGTAAACGTCGCGGAATCGCCGTCGATGAAAGACCGCTTCACTCGCTTGCGGGCGGAGCTGTGGTACGCAGTCAGGGATTGGCTGGAGCAACGAAATGTCGCGTTTCCGAAGGACTTGGCCCTTACTGAAAAGCTCATGGCGGAATTGGCGGAACCTCAAGCGGTCTTTACGTCCACTGGCAAAGCGGATGTCGAGTCCAAGCAAGCGATGAAGCAGCGCGGCGTCCGGTCGCCCAACTTGGCCGACGCCCTGTGTCTGACTTTCGCTGGCGGCGGGGCCATTGCAGTCGGTCGGTCGAACGGTCGCAATAGCTGGAAAAAGCCGCTGAACTGGATCGCACCGTCGATCTACTAAGGGTTCGTTGACCGCAAGGGCGCTGACTGGTAGGATGCGGCAGTCAGAACTGTCAGCTTGGAGGCTGGACATGCCTATTCGTGGCGTTAAGAACCCCTTTCCGAAAGTCATGCCGCCGACCAATGGCGGAATGTTCTCTGCAAACGGGACACAGAAAATGGACCCCGTGAAACAGTCGGCAATCGTCAAAAAGACCGTTGCTGAAGCGATGCGGTCCAACGGCAAAGTTGGTAAGAGCTGATGTCCACCACAATCTCGCCGCCCAGTCCAAACAACAAGGCGAGTGCTTACGGCGCGACCGTCAACCATGTGAAGCACCGCAAAATCGACGAGACGAAGCCAGAGATTCTTGTGGCGATTGTCGATAACCGCTGACTTTTGAGGGCAGGAAATGGCTGAAGACATCTGGAACGTCGAAAACTACGTCCCTCCTGCCGAGGATGAAGTCATTGACTTGCAGGACGCCGTGCATGAGCTAGGCGCTCTTATTGAGACCGCCTGCAACTTCATCGACGAGCAGTTTATGCCTGAGTGGGAGACTGCTCAGAAGTATTACGACGGCCTGACTGACCTGCCAGAAGTGACCGGACGCTCCAAAGTCGTGATGACTGCGGTGCGCGACGCCATTCGCAGCGCACGTCCGTCGCTGTTGCGCGTCTTTGTGCAGGCAGACACCATCGTCGAGTACGTTCCTGACGGTATTCGGTCTGCTGAATTGGCTGCCCAGCAGTCAAAATACGTCAATTCGCTGTTCTTCCGCTCAAACGGCTACCGCGCACTCTACGACGTGATGCAAAACGCCATGCTGAAGAAGCTCGGCGTGATGAAATTCTGGTTCGATGACTCGACTGAAGTCAGATACGTCGATGTCACTGCCGTTCCAGCCGACGAAATGGAGCGGATCGCTGCCCGCGACGACGTGCAGATCATGTCCGCCATGCCGTCTGAGGCCATGCCCGTCATCATCACTCCTGACGGCACTCCGATTCAGCTTTTCGACGCCAAAGTCGCCATTTTTGACAAAAAAGGCGAAATTCGTGTCGAAAGTGTGCCGCTAGAGGAGTTTTTCATCGACGAAAACGCCTCTGGACTGGACGATTTCCGCGTTGTCGGCCACCGCCGCCAGATGCGGGTCGGCACTGCCGTCGCAATGGGTCTACCGTTTGAAATTTTGGACGGTTTGGACACTCTGGACCCCGAACTTTACGCTGGCGCAGGCGAATCCGAGTACCGCCGTGGCTACGTCAAAGTCGAAGAACAGGAATCTATGGACCGCATGATGCGGCTCATTCTTGTGACTGAGTGCTACGCCTACTACGACCTCGAAGGCATCGGCGTCCCGCAACTCTACTGCTTCTGGCTTGGCGGCACGAATTACGAGCTTCTGGACTACGAAAAAGCCTCTCAAGTGCCGTTTGGTTTAATTTCCATCGACCCAGAGCCGGGGACCGTCTTTGGCAAGTCCGTCTTTGACATCGCCAAGCAGCCGCAAGACACCATGACCTCGCTGATGCGGGCGACGGTGGACAACGCGCACCTGTCCAACAACCGCCGTCTGGCCGTCCACGACACTCTCGTCAACCTCGACGACGTGATGAACCCTGCCATTGGCGCGCCGATCCGCACCAAAGCATCGGGCCAAATCCAAGAAATCGGCGTCCAGTCAACGATTTCGTCGATGTTGCCTCTCTTGCAGTTTCTTCAGCAAGACACCGAAAAGAAAGTCGGTATCACTGGCGCTGCAATGGGTCTGGATCACGACGCCTTGCAGTCAACCACCCGCGAAGCTGCCATGAACACGATCCAGCTCTCGCAGGGCCAGATCGAAGTCATGGCGCGCAACATCGCAGAGGGTCTGAAAACCGTCTTCAACGGTATCCTCAAGCTGTCGATGTGGCACCTGCCGCGTGCGCAAGTCATGGAAGTCAACGGTGCTTACCTGCCTGTGGACACCACCATGTTCGACGCCAACCTGTTCATGCGGGCCAACGTCGGCCTCGGAACTGGGGACGCTACCGAGAAGTTGGCTGGTTTGCAGGGCGTCTTGGCCCAGCAGAAGGAAATCATCGCCACGATGGGGCCGCAGAACCCGATTGTGAGCTATCGGAACGTCTACAACACGCTCGAAGACATGACGAAGCTCTACGGCATCTACAACGTCAGCCGCTACTTCTCCGCAGTGACGCCAGAAGTCGAGCAAGTGCTGGCCCAGCAGGCCGCAGAAGCTGCTGCCAACCAGCAGCCTGTCGTTGACCCCGGCACCGCCATGATCGAAGCCGAAAAGATCAAGGCACAGCTCAAAGAACGAGAACTCTACGTCAACGCTCTCTTGGAAGAACGCCGCATCGCCCTCGACAACCAGATCAAGGCTCTGGAGTTTGCTGCCAAGGACGATCTGGAACGCGATAAGATGGCGCAAGACCTCCAGATCGCTGCCTCGAAGGCAAGGATCGACGAGCGCAAAGTCAAACTTGAACAAGAGAAGATTCGGTCTGCACCGTACACTCCTCCTGAAACAGAACCTGTGAATCCGCCCAATGTCTGACTCTTTCACAAAGGCCCGTAAAGCACGGGAATTGTTACAAGATTCCGTAGTCACGGACATCTTGAATCAGATGGTGGCCGAAGCGTTTGCAGAATTTTGTTCCGTTGACGCACAAGACACAGTAAAGATGGGCCATATTCACGCCCGAGTCAGGGCAGTGGATACATTTCGAGCAACACTGCGCAACCTCGCGCGGACGGTCGATGAAGGGAAGCCCTAATGGCTCTGGAAGCCGCTACACAGACCACGCAGCCAATGTCGATGGACGACATCGCTGCATCCATGCTTGTCAAATCCGACCCTGCATCGCAGGAGGATGACAAGAGAGCCGCCGACGAGGCTGAAATCGTCGAAACCGCGTTTGAAAACGACGCAGAAGACGCCGAACTCGATATTCTTGCCGACGACGGTGACGTTCCGACCGACGACGCTGCTGAAGCAGACGATGAAAACTTCGAGACCTTCCAACTAACCGATGACACGCTCATTCCGGTGACAGTTGATGGACAGGACAGAGAAGTCACGCTCGCTGACTTGAAACGCGCCTACTCGGGAGAAGGAGCAATTGAGAAGCGCCTGCAAGTTGCCACTGAAGCCAGAAAACAGGCCGAAAACCTGAAGGTCCAAGTGGAGCAGGAGCTAAACACTGGCCGTCAAAACCTCGTGAAAGCGTTTGCCGCTTTCGAGAGCATGATGTTCCAACCGCAAGTCAGTCAGCCTGACCCGGCCCTCCGCCAGACCAACCCGACCCAATACCTCATGCAAATGGAGGCTTGGAGGGAAGATCAAGCGGAGCTTCAGACGAAGCGCGCCAAGGTCCAACAGGCTGTTAAGTTGTTCCAGCAGCAAGAAGCACAGCAAGAAGATCAGATGCGAGTCCAAACGGCTCAAAAGCTGGTCGAAGCTATGCCAGCCTTGCGCGACCCGGTAAAAGGCCCAGAATTGCAGAAGCTGATGCGGGAAGGCGCTACCGCCTACGGTATCAACGAAGCAGAACTGGCCGGATTCTTGGATCACCGGGTTTATGTCGCGCTTGCCGATCTGGGTGCCTACCATCGCCTCAAGGCGAAAGGGCAGTCAGCTCCAGTCAAGCCGAATAAAGCAACAACTGTCATGCGCCCCGGAGCAACTCGTGCTGTCGCAGCAGCAACCGCATCAGCGAGGCAGCAGAAGGCCGCTCTGGAAACCGCGCGCAAGAGTGGTAGGGTCGAAGATGTCGCCGCCACGCTGCTTGTGCGCAAACCGAAAAGGTGACGACTCATGGCCGTTGATGCACAAACCATTGAAACGTATGACAACACTGTCATCCGCGAAGACCTCGAGCAGCAGTACACGATGATCTCCCCCGAGGAGACGCCGTTCCAGACTGCTATCGGCGTTGGCCCGAAAGCCACTGCCACCTACCACGAGTGGACCGTTGTCGAACTGGCCTCGCCCTCGACCTCGAACCGCGTCATCGAAGGTGATGACTCGCCGGGTGAGGACGTTGGTACTCTCGGCAAGCGTTTCGGCAACTACACCCAGATCAGCGACAAGATCGTGTCGGTGTCGAACACCTCGGAAGCTGTTGATGCAGCCGCCGAGAACGTGCAGCGTCTTGCAGCTCAGATCACTCTGAAGCTGAAAGAAATGAAGCGCGACATGGAAGCAATGATGCTTCAGAACGTCGCTGCTGACGCTGGCTCGTCGGGTTCTGCCCGTGTTGCCGCTGGTCTGCCTGCATGGCTCCGCACGAACATCGTGCTGGGCGCTACTGGCGCTGCTCCCACCCTGTCTGGCACGACTTCGGGCCACCCGAACTCGACCCTGACTCCGGGTACGGCTGTTGCGCTGACTGAAGCCAACCTGAACAACGTGATCGAAGACTGCTGGAACGAAGGCGCTACGCCGTCGATCATCATGGTCAACGCGAACAACAAGCGCGTGATTTCGCAGTCGTTCACGGGCAACTCGACCCGCTACAAGGACGCTATCGACAAGCGCCTGACTGCGGCCATCGACGTTTATGACTCGGACTTTGGCGAGCTGACTGTGGTTCCGAACCGCTTCCAGCAGACCACCGCGTCGAACAACTACTCGGTCTACGTCCTCGACCCGGAATACGCGGAACTGTGCTTCCTCGAAACCCCGCGTCAGACCGAACTGGCCCAGACTGGTCACGCCAAGCGCCGCATGGTTCACTGCGAATACACCCTGAAGGTCTCCAACGAGAAGGCCCACGGCGCAGTCCACGCGACCACTGGTGCGGCTCCGTCGCCCTGATCTGACTAACTGAGGCGGCGGGAAACCGCCGCCTCACCACATAAGAACGAGGGACAAGATGTCTGACGAACCCAATACCGAAGTTGTTATCGACGCTGCTGATGACTCGCTGCCTAAGCGCAAAGTCAAAAAGGCAGACGAGGCTCCGACCCTCACGAAATACATGGTCATCAATGGCGCAATCGCTCCGAATGGCGGTGGACGCGCTGCCTTGGTGCATCCCGGCTCTATTGTTGAGCTGACGACTGACCAAGCCAAGCACTACAACAAGCTCGGCTACCTGAAGCCCTACATCGGGGACTAAAACATGAGCCTGCCCGTTCAGCCCATTGTCGAGCGCCTGTTTCTGGATTCAGACGGCAAGTCGTTCCATATCGTCAAACAGCAGAACGTGCAGGCTGTTCTCGACGCTGCCAAAGACGCAGCCGAGACGCTTAAGCCAAACACTGGCCCAGTCGGAGGCAAATACCTCGGAACTGTTCCTATTCTGATTGCCCAACAATGGGCCAAAGAATGTGGTGCTGCTGTGGGGTCGCGCGCGTGGGCAAAGTATGCTAAAGATAAGCTGAAAGACGGCACTTGGGCGCGTCTGAGGGTGCATCAGAAATGAACTACTCACAGTTCAAGGCTTATTTGGCGCGCTTCGTCTGGCGCAATGGCGACACAGTGTTCGAGGCTGACTTGGACAACATGATCGACATGGCCCACGCGCGCCTGAACCGCGATCTGCGAATTCAGCGCATGGTCGTGACGGCGGAAGCGCCGCTGACTGCGGACACGCTGGTTCTGCCTTCTGACTACAACGAAATGCGGACCATCACCTCGGACAGCCCGCCTGCTCCGATGCAGTATGTCAGCCCCTACGAGCGCGAGCGGATCAAGCTGGCAAACGCCTCGACGTTTCAGCCGATCTACACCATCGCAGGCAACGCTATCTTCTTCGTCGGCCCAATGGCTCCGACTGACAATCCACCGCGCAGCGTGACGATGACTTACTACGCCAAAGTCCCTGACTTTGCCGTGACCAACTCGTCTTGGCTCGCAGACGAGTATCTCGACCTCTACACCTACGCTGTTCTGCGCCACACGCCTGCCTATTTAAAAGACGACGAGCGCGTGGTATTGTGGAAAAACGAATACGACGAGACGCTGGCGTCTGTCGTCAATGCTGAAGCTGGACGGCGTTATGCGGGCAGCCCGCTCCGTCCCATGATGCCGGGAGTTGTCGCATGAGCCTGTCAAACACTTTCGAGACTACGACGCTACAGTGGCTGTTCACCACTACGTCTGTGACTCGTCCGACCGCATGGTATCTGGCCCTCTACACTGTAGCCCCGACCGACACGGGCGGCGGAACTGAGTGCAGCGGCACGTCCTACGCTCGCCAGTCGTTCACCATGACTGTCAGCGGAGACACAGCCACCAACAGCGCCAACATCGAATTCCCGACCGCAGGCTCCTCGTGGGGTACTATCGTAGCCGTCGGCGTCTTTACCGCCGTGACTGGCGGCGATCTGATTGCTTATGGAAACTTGACGACTTCCAAGGCCATCGACACCGGAGACGTGTTCCGCATCCCTGCGGGCGATCTGGACATCACCCTGAACTGATAAGGCTGTCCCCATGACCGTATACCGCACAGGCTACGGCACTGGGGCTTACAGCGCCTACGCTTATGGCTTAGACGGCAGCATCGTTGATGCTGCCTCCGCCATTTCTGCAAGTGCAGCACTCACTGCTGCGGCGCAGCGCGCACGAAACGCCGCGAGCAACATTGCCGCCACGACGACGACCACTGCGGCTGCCCTGCGGGTGCGGCAGTCAGCCTCGCAAATCGCTATCAGTGCTGCGGTTACGGCTGCCTGCGTCTCCATCAAGTCAGGAGCTGCGGCGCTGTCTGCCAGCACGGCGCTGACTGCGGCTGGTCTGCGCGTCCTTCAAACATCAGCACCCATTTCTGTGGCTGCTGCGCTGACTGCGAGCGCGACGGCAGTTCGCCAATCTCCTGCGCCGATCAACGTCACCCTTACCGTGGCCGCTGACAGCGCCGTCGTGTTTACTGACAGCGCCAGTATCGACATACAGAGCGCCCTGACTGCTGTTGCGAATCGGGTGCATCTGACTAGTGCAACTGTCCAAGTTTCGTGTATAGTCAGCGCAAATGGGCGTCGTCTGTGGGAACCAGAAGACCCCGACACGGAATCTTGGAGTGTCGTTTCCTCCGACACTGAGCTTTGGACACCAATTGCGCCTGACGTAGAGCCGTGGGCGGCAGAGTAGGGAGCCTGACTGATGGCAGATACGACGACAACAAACTTTGGTTTCGTCAAACCGGAAGTCGGGGCCAGCTCCGACACTTGGGGCGGTAAGCTGAACACTGACCTTGACAGCATCGACACGCTGCTCGGCAACGGCTCTCCTATGAAGATCGACACGACTAATGATCGTATCGGCATCAACACGGCAAGCCCCGCCACCCCATTTCACGTCGTTGGTGATAGCACTTTTGCGGGCGCTGTTATCGAAACCGTGTACGCACTGAGCGGAACGACGCCTGCGTTGAATCCATCCAACGGTACGATCCAAACATGGACCCTGACTGGAGCGTCATCGCCAACTGACAGCTTTGCTGCTGGCGAAGCCATGACTTTGATGATCGACGACGGCTCTGCGTTTACGATCACTTGGCCGTCTGTGACTTGGAAAACCAATGGCGGCGTGGCCCCAACGCTGAACACCAGCGGCTTCACTGTCGTTACCCTATGGAAAGTCAGCACGACGCTCTATGGTGCGCGTGTAGGAGACGCATAATGCTAGGTAAAAAAGCACTTAGTGCTGCATCTGCTGCTGCCGCGCTCCCTATTGAGGACGTGTTCTCGACGTGGCTTTACACGGGAGGGTTGGCTACGAGTGTCACCAATGGCATCGACCTTTCTGGTAAAGGTGGGATGGTTTGGATCAAAGCTAGGAACGAGACTGGCACCAATCCGACAACTTCTTCATATGGTCGCGGAAACCACTTTCTGTTTGATACTTTGCGGTCAAACGCGGCGCTATGTTCTTCTTCTGCAGTGGCGCAAGACACGACTTTTGACTCTACCTATTTCAGTTTTCTGTCAAACGGATTTGGTATTGGAACCATTGGTAACGCTTGGACAAATGTAAGCGCAGGTTCCTATAGTTCTTGGTCTTTCCGCCAAGCGCCTCGTTTCTTCGACGTAGTGACTTACACTGGGACCGGGGCAAATCGTACTATCGCGCATGATCTTGGCGTGGTTCCGGGGTGCATTATCGTCAAGCGCACGGACACTACTGCTGATTGGCAAGTTTATCACCGCAGCAACGCCAACACTGAATACATGGTGCTGAACACTACTGCTGCTAAAGCAACTGGCACAACTCGTTGGAACAGCACGACGCCTACGTCCGCTGTGTTCTCTTTGGGAACGGACACGTCTGTCAATGCTTCTGGTGGCACATACGTCGCCTACCTCTTCGCCCACGACCCCCTCGGCCCGTCTGGTGATGGCTCGGATGGGTTGATTGCGTGTGGGTTGCATACGCAGGCGGTTACTGACGCTAACGAGTTGATTAACCTTGGGTGGGAACCTCAATGGGTTCTTACTAAAAGGGCAGATTCGTCTAACGACTGGATACTTGTTGACAATATGCGTGGCTTTCTGGCGACAGGAAACTCAACCATGTTGCGACCAAATCTTCCCAACTTAGATGGCCTGACCACTAGTCCAAGACTTGCCAGCAACGGTTTTGTTTTCAGTACTACTGCTGGTCAGCAGCATATCTACATCGCCATCCGCCGTGGTCCTATGCGGGAACCTACGAGCGCGACGGAGGTGTTTGGTCTTAACGCAAGAACAGGAACGGGGGCAAACGCTACGGTTACTGGCGGGCTAACTGCCGATTCTGTCCTTGTGAAAAACCGTGGGTCATCGGTTCATGATTTGCTCTCCTCAAGACTGACCGGGACAGGATACCTTGTCACGTCTAGTGCTGTTGCTGAGGCGGCTGCCGGGACTACGATCCTGCAAGCTAACCCTTGGGACGTTATGAATGGGGTTAAGGTTGGTACAACATCAACGATCACCAACGCATCAGGCAACACGTTTATAAACTACCTGTTCAAGCGCGCCCCCGGCTTCTTCGATGTGGTAACGTATACTGGGACAACGACAGCAAGGTCCGTTTCCCATAACTTGGGCGTCGTACCTGAGTTGATCATTACAAAGAGCCGAAGCACCGCAAACTGGCTGGTCGATCATGTGCCGTCCGCTACTGGCGCGTATCTTGATCTGACATCTGCGTTTACATCCGGCCAATTTGTTTGGAATGACGGATGCACAGCAACCACTATATCGACGACATTTATTGGTAGCTCCGTCAACGCCGCTGGCCAGACTTACATCGCCTACCTGTTCGCCTCACTTCCCGGCATCAGCAAAGTTGGGACATATACAGGCAATGGCTCCAGTCAGACCATCGACTGCGGCTTCACGACGGGTGCGCGGTTCGTCCTTATCAAGCGCACAAGCGGCACGGGTGATTGGTATGTCTGGGATACTGCCCGTGGCATTATCACAGGTAACGATCCTTATTTTAGGCTGAACGCGGACGGAACAGAAGTGGCGACAAACGACACGATTGACCCGGCCTCGTCTGGTTTCATCGTCAATCAGGTTGCCGCCACCAACGTAAACGTCAACACTGCGACCTACGTTTATCTGGCGATTGCCTAATCACCCCCATCTGAAAGGATCAATCTCATGGGCGAATACAGACACAAAGGCACAGGCGAGGTGAAGACCCAAGGGGAATGGCGGCTAGACAATCCGCAAGTCTCCCTGCCGCGCACTTGGAACCAGAACGTCCTCAACGCACTCAACGTCGAGGCCGTTTTTGAGACCCCAAAGCCGGATGCTGGTCCGTATCAAATGGCTGTCCGCAATGGCGTCACCAAAGACAGCAACGGCAACTGGGTGCAGGCTTGGGTTGTCGTTGACATGTTTAAGGACGACGCGGAAGGCACCAAGGCTGAGAAAGAGGCAGCCTACCAAGCTAGTTTAGACGCAGAAGTGGCAAAAGGCGTCCGCATGGAGCGCGACAGCCTGCTCGCTGCTACCGACTGGATGGCTTTGTCCGACGTGACGCTGACTGCTGACTGGGCTGCGTATCGCCAAGCTCTGCGCGATGTCACAGCGCAGGCAGGATTTCCGCACAACGTCACTTGGCCCTCTAAGCCGGAGTAAACAATGACCCCAGAAATGCTCTGGAGCCTTGGTCTTAGCGCAGCACTCGGCCTCGTCGGCTGGGTGCTGAAAAACCATGTGGACGAAGTGAAGCGGTTGCAAATCCTGCTGAACCGTACCCGCGAGGAAGTCGCCAAGGACTACGTTACGCGGACTGATATGCACGCTGACATGAACCGAGTCATTGCTCGTTTGGACAACTTGGACAACAAGATCGACGCTCTCCTGCGCAGTCTGACTAAATAGCCATGTTTGATCCTGTCTCCATCAGCATGGCTATCAGCGTCGGCACCAAAGCCTTTGGTGCGCTGAAAGCAGGCATGGCAGCAGGAAAAGAACTACAAGACATGGCGTCTCAGCTAGGCGAGTGGGGGAAGGCTGTCTCTGACGTTGCCTACGCCGCCCGCAAGGCTGAAGATCAAGGTGTCTTGCAGACGCTGTTCGGCAACGCGGAAAAGAACGCTATTGAGGTGTTCGCAGCGCAAAAGCAGCTAGAGCATCAGCGCAAAGAACTTCGCCTACTGATCCAGTATTCCTACGGGCCTGCTGGCTGGGACGAATTCTTGAGCATTGAGGCTAAGATCAGAAAGCAACAGCAAGAGACAGTTTACCGCAGGGCAGAACTTATGGAGGCGCTCGTCGCGTGGGTGGTCGGTATCGTCGCTACTCTAGTCGCCGTCGCTGTGGCTGTCGGCGTCATGTGGGGCATCGGTAGATACAGGGGGAACTGGTGATGGTGCTAGAACACTGGGTATGGCCCGTCTTTGCTGTGGCTATCGGTCTGCTTTTTTATTTGAGCGGCGACGGCTTTTACCGCTACCCCTGCCAAGACCCGGCAAACTGGGACTCAATAGAGTGCAAGCCGCCGCTTTGTCTCCGCACCAAGAACTGCTCTGACGACCTGACTGGAGGAGTCGCACCGTGAAAAAGACTGATCCTGACTTCCTCGAAGCCAAGCTGCGTTATTTCATCGGCGTATCGCTGACTTTGATCTTGGGCGGCAGCATCTTCATCATTCTGTACTCACTGGTCTTCGTCACGCAGCCCTTGGGCGAAAGCTCTGAGAACGACCGCGCCCTGTTTGCTATCCTGACTCCGATTGCCAGCTTTATCACAGGCGCACTCGGCGGGGTTATGGCCGCAGGCAACAACCGCAAACGCGACGACGAGTCGCCAGCACAGGAGCCTAACGAATGATCGGCAAGATTATTAACATGTTCATTGGTCGCAAGATCAAAGAAAAGGCCGTTGATGCTGTGCTGGACAAGGTGAATCTGCCTGATCCCGTCGAGAACGCGATCAAAGCGGCAGCTACGGGCAACGTCGGTGATCTGCTCGGCGGCGACGCTAAAGAGGAGTTTGTGAAAGCCGCAGTCAAGAAGGTGAGAAAGAAATGAGTCTGCTGACTGAGGCGCAACTGGCCGCGATGCTTCCGACCAACAAGGACATCAAAGCGTGGTGCGAGGAGCTGAACAAGGCTCTGCCTAAGTACGACATCACCACAGACAAGCGTATCGCTGGTTTCATCAGCCAGTGCGCGCACGAGTCAATGGACTTCAACGCGCTGTCTGAGAACCTGAACTACCGCGAGGAAACGCTGAACAAGGTGTTTCCGCGTTATTTTGGCCCCGGCAAGCGCAGTGCTGCTGAGTACGCCCGCAACCCTGAGAAAATTGCCAACTACGTCTACATGGACGAGTTCCGCACCTCGAAGCTAGGCAACGTGCAGCCCGGTGACGGCTGGCGCTTTCGTGGCCGTGGGTTGAAGCAACTGACTGGGCGGGACAACTACACTCGCTTCGCCAAAGACTACGATATGACCGCCGAGGAGGCAGCCGAGTGGCTAGAAACCAAGGAAGGCGCTCTGGTATCTGCTCTATGGTTCTGGAATACCAACAAGCTCAACGCGATTGCAGACACAGGCAACGTGGCCGCGCTGACCAAGAAGATCAATGGCGGCAACATCGGCCTGTCAGATCGCCAAGCTCGCTACACCAAGGCTATGACTGCACTGAGCGGCAAGATCGCGGCTCCTGTGACTACAGCAGTTGCTGAGACATTGCGCCGTGGCTCAAAGGGCGCGGCAGTCAAGAAAATGCAGGCAAAGTTAGGCTTGAAGGCTGACGGAGACTTTGGTCCCGGCACTGAAGCTGCGCTAAAAAAGTGGCAGGCAGCAAATGGCCTGACTGCTGACGGCGTAGCTGGACCTAAGACGTTGGCTAAATTGTTTAGCTGATGTATTCTGCGCCCAACAGGGAGCTACACCATGCCGCTTATCCCCATCGACCTGAAGCCCGGTGTCTACAAAAACGGAACAGCCTACAGCGGGAAACTGCGGTGGGCTGACTCCAATCTTGTGCGTTGGAAGGACGGCGCTATCCGAGTCATCGGTGGCTGGGAGCGGCGTAAGACCGATCTTGGCGTCAACATCCCGGCGCTTTTTGCTGACGCGACCACAGAAGCTCCGCGCAACATGATAACGTGGACCGACAATGCGGGTACTAACCACATTGTCGTTGGCACCAACTTGAAGCTCTACCATATCGACAGCAGCGGCACGATAGACGACATCACTCCGGCAGGATTTACGGGTGGGTCTAAAAACTCTGGTCTGGACGACGGTTACGGCACCTATTCTTACGGAACCTCCGCTTATGGCACTCCGCGAACAGCGGCAGGAGCCGTACCTACGCCCGTCCCGTCGTGGGATTTTGATCTGTGGGGCGAAAACCTGTTGGCGCAGTTCCGAGGCGACGGCGACCTTTACGAGTGGGAACCCGGCGACCCTGCTGCCGTAGCTATCGCCACTGCTCCAGAAGACATGCAAGACATTCTCGTTACGGACGAGCGCATTGTTCTTGGCATCGGCGGCACTGGCACCCCGCGTCTGGTGCAGTGGTCGGCGTCTGAAAACAACGCTGACTGGACCCCATCTGTCACCAACCAAGCAGGCTCTCTGACTTTGGCTGGTATCGGCCCACTGCTGGCGGCGACCCAAATTATGAATGAGATTCTGATCGTCGGTCAGAACGAAATTCATGTGGGCCGCTATCTTGGGCCTCCCTACGTTTACGGCTTTGACCGCGTAGGCGACAACAACGGATTGTTGTCGGCAAACTGCCTAGTCACGACTGCGCGTTTCGCCATGTGGGCAGCCGAGCGCAACTTCTGGCTTTATGACGGCTCGCTTAAAAAGCTGGAGTCGGACATCATCGACTTCTTCTACGACGACATCAGCGACACAGAGTACAGCAAAACCTACGGTTTTACCGTGCGCGATTTCAACGAAGTCTGGTGGGTCTACCAGTCTAAGAGCAGCACGACGACGGAACCTGACTCGTATATCTGCTATGACTATGTGCTGAACCACTGGACTAAAGGTAAGCTCGACAGAACAGTCGGTATCGACAAGGCGGCAACGTCTACGCCACTCATGGTGTCCGCTGGCGGTATTATCTACAACCATGAGCTTGAGCATATCGCCATTATGGACGGCATGACGCCCTATTGCGAGACTGGCCCTATCGAAATCGGCCAAGGCGACCAGCAGAGCTACATCGACTACCTCTATCCTGACGAAAACGTCGGCGGCAACGTCGCGCTGACGATCAAGACCAAAGATATGCCGAACTTGACTGAGCTGACTTTTGGGCCGTACACCATTAGCAGCCCGACTCCAGTCAGGGCGCGCGGTCGCCAGTTCGCTTTGCGCTTTGAGGGCCGCGCTGCTGGCTGGAAAATCGGTCTGATGCGGGCGAATGTGAAAGCTGGAGGTCTTCGTTGAAGCGCGGATTTATCGTCCCAGCACCGACAAGTCAGAATCTGACGCGCTGGGCAACCGACGTTCATAACTACCTGCGCGATTTCGACAACAAGGTTGTCGAGCCACAGACCGTTTTGATGCAGCACCAGATCGGCGGCGAGAAAGCCACTGTGGACGGTCTGCTCATGTGGGATGCAGTCAACGGCTATCCAGTCGTGTCTGAGGGCGGGATGTGGCACCAGCTCACTATGGGCAACGGCCATGCCGTTTTTACTCAAGACAACAACATCACGGCTGCGGCAGCGAACACGGCTTACGCCATTCAGTTCGACACGCCGACCTTTGCCAACGACATCGCGCTCGACCCCGTAAACACCACTCGGATCGTTTTTGGCGACGGCGGTCTGTACCGCGTGTCGTTCACTGCGCAGATCGCCAGTTCGTCTGCCAGCACAATCGAGTTTCGGTTCTGGCCGCGCGTCAACGGCACCAATGTGGGAGGCAGCACTATGGTTGCGAGCCTGCACAACAACGGCGCTACGATTGTCGTTTCAAGGGACTCAATCTTCCAGTTCTCTGCCAACGACTACCTCGAAGCCATGTGGGCGACCGATAGCACCAACGGCTTCCTTGAGGCTCACGCATCTACTGCCTACGCTCCTGCGTCGCCGTCAGCTACAATGGCGATCAGTCGGGTGCAGCAATGACGCTGACTGCCTCCATCCGCTACATAATTGACAACATGGACCGTTTTCGGCCTGATTTAGAGGCTGCGATGGAGCATAACGGAGGTACTCACACCTTCGATGACTTGACTGCAATGGTGCTTCAGGGCCGTTTACGGCTCTGGGCAACAGATAAAAGCATCGCCCTGACTGAAATCATTGAGTATCCGCGTCAGAAGCATTATCATGTCTTTGCCGCAGGGGGCGATTTGGAAGACATCGTGGCTACGATACCACAAGTCGAACAAGCTGCCCGCGACGCTGGTTGCTGCACTTTGACCATATCAGGCCGACGTGGCTGGGTCAGAGCTTTAGCACAACATGGCTGGACTGAGCAGTTCACCACATGCGTTAGGAGTGTAGAACCATGAGCCTCGGCGGCAAGACAACGACATCCATCGACCCCGATCTGAAGAAGGCGGCGTTAGAGAACTTGGAAATGACGCGGCGCGCAGGGCAGCTTGGCTTTGTGCCGTATAAGGGCGCATCGGTCGCAGGCTTCCAGCCTATGCAGCTTGCTGCAATGCAGAATCTGAACACCGGGCTTGACGCTTTTGGTTTCGGCGGGTCGCCCATGCCGACTGGCGAAGACCTTAGTGCTTACCCGATCTATCAGGAGCAGCTTGCTATGATGGCTCCGGGGCAGCGCGACTTCATCAACTCCATGTTCATCGACCCCATGACTGGGGCGGCTCCGACCATGCAATACGGCGCACAGCCAGACGCCAATAAGGCAGCCGCAGACCAAGCTGCCGCAGCCGCGATGGCGCAGCGCGACGGGCGGGATGCGAGTGATCGCGCTACTATGCCAAGCGGAGGCGGCACTAGATCGTTTAACACGGTCGGCTCCTACATGCCGGGTGGCGTAAACACCCGCAACCCCGGCAGTCTCGCTAACCGCACGGCTGCGGCTGCTACGTCGCGCCCAGCCGGACCTACAGCCCCGACTGGCGGTCGCGCCTCTAAAGCGCCGCCCAGCCGCTCTACAGGGAAAAGGAAGTAAGCCATGTCCAGAGGCGGAAACAGACCAGCAGCGCAAACTACAGCCCCTGCACCAAGCCCCTTGTCCGCGATTGTGCGGCCAGCTCCGCAAGTCATGCCAGCGCCAACGGCAACACCAATGGCAGCACCGACTGCTCCTGCTGCGTCGTCGGCCCCAAACGCCTACCAGCAGGCAGCGCAAGGTCTTACCTCTGCTATGGGCGGCGCTCGGTCTGCAATGGCATACCAGCCGACAAACGTAACCGCAGAGCGCGTAGGCACCACTTTCGGCTACACGCCTGATGCTGTCACTGCCCAGACTGCCGTTGGCGGCATGGAGCAGTACTTTAATCCGTACACGCAAAACGTCATCGACGCCTCGCTTGCCGACATGGAGCGGCAGCGCCTGACTCAACAGCAGCAAATCGGCGCACAGGCTGCTGCTGCTGGAGCGTTTGGCGGTTCTCGTCAGGGCCTCGTTGAAGCGGAAACCAACCGTGGCTTTGCCTCTCAGGGCGGTATGCTGGCGTCCCAACTGCGTAATCAGGGCTTCAACACCGCTCTCGGAGCATCGCAGCAGGACGTTATTAACCGCATGAACGCTGACTTGGCCAATCAGGCGGCGCGGTCGAGAGAAGCAGAATTTAGGCAGTCTACTGGACTGCAAGCGCAAGGAATGAACCAGCAGGCAAGCTTGCAGGCGGCACTGAACAACCAGAGTGCCGGACTGCAAGGCGCGAACCTGCGGCTGTCTGGTGCTGGCCAACTTGGCAGCCTAGCCAATACTGGGTTCAACATGGGCAACACGCTTCAGCAGCAGCAGATGGCTCAGGGCCTCTTGCAGCAGCAGATGCGGCAGCAGCAACTCAACAACGCCCAGCAGCAGTTCTACGGCTACGCAAACTCGCCGCTGAACTACGTCAACATGATGAACCAGTCACTGTCTAGCTCGCCACTGCGCGGTGCCAGCACTGAGCAATATCGCCCCGGCGCTCTGGATTACCTTAGCTTCGGCTCTGGGCTGATGGCCCTCTAAAGGAGACTTTCTATGGCTCTCATTCCCCGGCGCAACCCGCTGACTTCCTTGCTGAACTTTGCGGCTGACCGGGATCGGGAAGCCAACAGCATCGGCAGCGTCATTACAAAACTCGCAGGTCCGGCTCTTGGACAGTTGGGCGTCCAGACTGAGGAGCAGCCGCAGCCCGCAGTCATGCGCGGCCCTGCGCCGCAAGCGCAGCCGCTTGGTCCGATGACTGGACCTGCGGTGGCTCCCACTCCAGTCATGTCTGATGCAGAACTGAAGGCCAACGTCTTTCCCGGCGAGAGCGGCGGAGACTACAACGCCCTGTACGGGTATGCTAACCGCCCCGGTCAGCCGTTTGAGGGCGTCAATCTGACTGATATGACTGTCAACGAAGTCATCGACTTCACCGATCCTAGCGGTCCTTACGGTCAGTGGGTCAGATCAACGCCGTCGTTCCAGAAAACTGACGCATATAAACGCGGTCTTACCGCGACGCCAACTGGGGCGTTTCAGGTCGTCGGTACGACGCTGAAAGACGCAGTTAAAGGCTTGGGCCTGACTGGCGACGAGCCTTACAATGAGGCTACTCAGGACGCTATTGGCCGCTGGATTTTCGAGAACCAAGGGCCGGAAGCGTGGGAGGCTTGGGGCAAGAGCGGCGGCTCGGTTTCTGCTGGAGGGGGCGACACTCGGCTGGGCGGCGGCGCTGGTGCTGATAATCTGGAAAGTGTTTTCGCTGGGCTTTACGACGCGGAGCAAGCCGCAGCAGACGAGAAGAAAGCCAAGCGTAAGGACTTTTTCTCCGCAGTCAGCCAAGGGCTGTCTGCGCTGTCGCAAGGTCGCCCGATTGATTTCAGCAACATCGCCGCCAACGCACAAGAGCGCCGCAAAGCTGCTGCCGCAGAAGCCAAAGACGCTACGCTGCGTCGGATGGCTGGCACTTACATTCTTAACCGTTACAACGACCCTGAAGCTGCTAAACTCGTATTTAGTGGTGCAATGGGAGTTGGCGACATTCTGAGTATGCGCGAGCAAGACCAGTTGTACGCGCAGCGCGCCGCGCAGATTGAAGCTACTGAGGCAGGGCAAAACGCTGTACGCCAACTGGTCCTAGATCGTGGTGGCTCGCAGGAAGAAGCCGATGCCGCTGCTGCGGCTCCTGACTTCTATCTTAGCCTCTCTGAGCGCCAAGATGCTGCTGACAAAGCTGAGACAGAGCAGCTCCAGAAAACAGAAGAACTGCAAGGCATGACTGTGACTGCGCAGCGGTGGCTGGAATCTGGAGACCCCGGCAAGATCGCTGCCGCAGAGGAATACTTGGCGCTGCCTAATGACACGGCCAAAATGGGCTACGACCTATTTGCCCGCGCCAAAGACTACGCCCCGAAAGGCGAAGCCGCGCCTCCAACTGCAATGACCTTGTGGAACGACGCCCGCACCCGCCTTGTGGACACCGGGATTATGACCGCAGACGAGTTTGCCGCTAACTACGGCGCTACTCCTGCTGACTACGAGACGAGCAACGCTGCGCGCACAGGCACTGGGCTTGGTCTGTCTGACCAAGGCCAACTCGGTATTTCTGGAGAAGGTGCTGCACCGCCGCTACCGGAGCAGTCACCTGCGACATCGGTGTTTAGCGTCGCCCCGTCCACTACTGGCGCACTCGCCTCGCTGCAAAAGCTCGGAGCTAATACGCTCGGTCAGCTTACCGAATTCGCTGGTTTTGGTCCTATCGCGCAGGACGTTGTGGCTGCGCAGCAGCGGTTCAGCGCGTGGCGCACTAACGCTATCAATGCGCTGAAAACTAATGAGCGCGTACTTGCGCAGGAACTGGCTTTGATTACGCAGGAACTCGCCCCAGAAAGCGGGGCGCTACAGTCCCCTGCGACCTTGCAGACTAAGCTGGTCGAGATTGACAGCACTCTGCGCCGCCGTCTTGAGAGCGAGCTTGCGCGCGCCAACGACACTAACATCCCAGTCAAGGATCGGCAGGAAGCGCGCAAGATCGCCGACGACATCAACTATGTTTTGCAGACGCTACATGAGCCTGTTAGAGCGGCAGCGGCCCCGCAGGCCGCACCTGTAGAAGAAGCGCCTGTGGAAACGGCTCCTGTTGGCGAAGTGGTAGAAACTGTGCTGCCAGCAGGCACGGTCATCATTGACGCCGACGGCAACGAGCGCCCACTTGCCGCAGGCGAGCAGCCGCAACCCGGCGATACTGTCAGGTTGCCTGACGGAACTGTAGGCGTCATTGAGTAAGGAGCAGCAGCATGGCCGAGACAGAAAAGAAAACGGGACCAGTCAAGCTGCGGATTATCTCAGCTCCGCCACCTAAAGCTCCGCCAGTGGAGCCTGAAAGCACTCCGGGACGCTTCTTGGCCCGTAGTGCTGTAGACGCGCTGGTGTCCCCGCTTGACCTGCTGACTTACCCAGTCAGAGGACCAGCGCGGGCGCTCGGTTACGAGATGGCCGCACCGTCCACTGCAATCAGTGACTTCATGCGTGGCCTCGGCCTTAACGTCGCAGAAGAAGGCGAAGTCGCGGACACTCGCGCAGAGCAGATCGCCTCTGGCGTAGGTTCGGCGGCTGGTTTCTTGGTCCCCGGTCTGGGTGCTGCTCGTGCTGCGCAAGCAGTCGGTGGCCCGGTTGCGCGGGCAGTTGGCAGCTTTATCTCTGCGCCGTTCACCGCTGCGCCTGTTCGTGCCACTGCCGCAGAACTCGCTGCTGGTGGGGCCGCTGGTCTGGGCGGCGCGCTGGCAAAAGAAAGTGCAGCCGAGGGTGGCTACAGTCCGTTTGTGCAAGGCATGGCGCAGACTGGTGGAGAACTTCTTGGCGGCTTGACTGGCGCAGGCATCGGACCTGCCGTCTCTGCCGCAGGGCGCGGTATTGAACGCGCTGCTGGCGCAGTCGCTGACTTGTTCCCGCTGGCTGGACCTGTCTATCGCGGCGCTAAAGACGTGTTCCAAGGCATCGTAAATCCGCAGGACATGGCTTTCAGGCAGGCGTCTGAAGCGGTGCGCGGAGCTGTTGTTGATCCGACTGCTGCTGCGGCTGCCGTGGACTCAGCGTCGCTGACTGGTTTGCCGCCCATGCTTGCGCCGCGCGAACCAAAACTGATGGAGTTGGAGCAATCGCTTCTACGCGCCAACCCGGAACTGCGCGCTCTGCGTGACAAACAGCGCGCTGAAGCGACGCAGGCTGCGGAAGCCGTGTTGACTGGTATGGCTCCCGGCGACGTTCGCGCAGCCAGAGACTTTTTCACCACTCAGATCGACACGAACCGCCAGCAACTCGACAGTCTGCTTGCACAAGCGCAGACCGACGCAGAAGCGGCGCTGACTCGTGCTGGCCCCCGTACTGGCCGCAGCCCTGCTGAAAACTCCATCGTGTTCCGCGCCGAACTAGACAAGGCGTATAAGACTGCGCAAGAGAAAGAGCGCGACCTCTGGGGCGACGTGCCGATTACGCTGGTGACTGGGACAACGCAGAGCCAAGCTGCCTACAAAGCCGCCAAAGACTTTCTAGGCAAGACTGGTGCTGACTTGATGCCAGCCAGAGCCAAGACATTTTTGTCTCCGAAAACCGGGCGTTTTCGTGGGGACAAAACTACCAGCGTTAAAGAGCTTCAGGGTCTACGCTCGCTGCTTCTGGAAGAAGCGCGTAACCTCCGTGCGTCGGGCAGCGACCGCGCTGCAACGGCAGCAGAAATGGTGGCCGCAGGTATTCTTGACGACATGGACGCAATTCCCGGCGTCAGCGGACCTCTTGAAGTGGCTCGCCAGTTTAGCCGAGACATGGCAGTCAAATTCGAGACTGGCACCATCGGCAACGTGTTGCGCACCACAAGAGGCGGCGTCGCTGCTGTCGCCCCGGAAGACACGCTGCGCCGCCTGCTTGGAACTCGGGCAGAGCCTCTTGCAGTCAGGGCTGGTGAGATGGAGGCGGCTACTGGTGGATCGCGTCAGGCTGCCGAAGCCGCGTCTGACTACCTGCGCAGCCAATTCCTTGAGGCTGCGGTTGATCCATCTGGAAACATACGTCTGCCCTCGGCCCAGCGTTACGTCGCCGCCCGCGAGGACATGCTGACGCGCTATCCGGCGCTCGGTAAACTGTTCGATGACTCCATAGCGGCGGCGCAGACGGCGCAGGAAACTGGGACCACTGTAGAAGCGCAGATCGCGGCACTGTCCAAGACGCCACAAGCAAAGTTTGTAACCTCTAAAGTCAACCGCGAATTTGACTCCATTATCGGCAGCCAGAACCCGTCTTTCGAGGCATCAGAGATTGCGGCTATCGCGCAGCAGGATCAGACCGGGCAGGCAATGGAAGGTCTGCGTCGCTCTGCTGTTGACTACCTTCTGCGCAAAACGATGGACCAGACTCCGACTGGAAAGTCAGCAGAAGGGACCAGACTAGCGACCGTGCTGGACGATCCCAATACTTTGGCAGCGATGGAGCAGTTCTTCACGCCTGACGAGCTACTTAACGTTCGCACTCTGGCAGACGAGTTGCGTGTCTGGCAGCAGAGCGCAGGCGCAAATGTCGAGGCACCAAATCTCGGCGGCGTGTTCCAGAAGCTACTGACCCTTGGCGCGGGTATGCTTGGAGCAAGAGCAGGACGAGCAGTTTCTCAAGGAAAGACAATCCAAGAACCAGCCCTCGGAGCTAGTATCAGCAGAAAACTGGCCGAGCGTTTGACCACAGAAGGAGCGCAGAAACTGCTTTCTGATGCTATTCAAGACGCCGATTTGATGCGGGCGCTGCTGCTTGGTCGCCGCTCTCCTGACGCGGAAGTCAAACGCGCTGACGCTATTCTGTCTTTGTGGATGCAGAACAATATGGCGCAGCTTACAGACGACAACGAAGACCCAATCACCGCGTTCTCGCGGGCGCTTGGTCTGGTCGAGGAGCCGCCGAAAGTCAAATTCAGGCCGCTGGAGCTGACTATCGACAACCCAAGCGGCACTGACTAAGAGGCGAAGCGCCTGACATGGAAGAACCGCACAAGGGGAAGCCCGCTGCGGTTCGATCCTGTCTCAATCGTGATGTTGTAGCCACCGTCTGTGTTCCGCCCATTTGGCGGGAAGATGTTGGCGTAGAAGGCACTCAGATCGACAGCGTTTGAGCGCAGCGCCATTTGGCGGTCATAGAGGCCAGTACCTGCCAGCTTCTCTTTCAGATGGTCGTGGACAGTGCGCGCAGACCATGAGCCTGTGCCAAGGTCCGCAACAGCGTCAAAGAGCGGCTTGTAGGTCATTTCCATGCGCAGGGCCACGACAGCCTCGTCTTCGCCTTCTGGGACGATCCTGACGCCCGGTAGCAGCACTGGCGCTGTGATGGTGTAGCCTTGGTTGCTGACGCCCAGCGTCTCAGTCACAATGTCGAAGGTAAACACCTTGTCGTCGTCGATAGAGCGGGCCATGAGGATGCGCAGCTCTAGCTGGTCCGTCTCTTGGTTCCGAGTCAGCGTCAGCAGCGTGTCTGGTTCAGCCTGAATGTTGCTGGAGCCACGGGGCTGGTTCCCGTTTTTCGTGTTGTGGTGGATGATGACAATGGCGGCTTTAATCTCCGCGTCTCTAATCTTGGCGATGATGTCGAAGACTGCCGACGTGTCCTCGACGCTATTCTGATCGCCACCCGGCATCGCCTTAGTCAGCGTGTCGATGACGATCACGCCCAGCGATTTCTCGCCTTTTTTCTGCCACCACACCTCTGTCGCTTTGATCTGCTCGACAAGATTGATCCTCGAAGTCTCGTCCAGCAGGTTGAGGCTTTCCTCGACTGTGAAGAACGGGAAGTTATTGTGGTCTGTGTAAAGGTCGCCCGCAGGGTCGTGATACTTCCGCCATGCGACCAAACGCTTTTTGATAGCTGTCTGGCTCTCAAGGGCGAAGTAGAGGACAGGGCGGCGCTCAGTGACAGTCAGGTTGTCGTCGAAATTTAGCCCAGCCGCAATGTGCATAGCCAAAGTCTGACTGACCAACGTCTTTCCGGCTTTCGGATCGGCGGAAATCAGGGTGACTTCGCTGGCGTGGTAGATCGGGTGCATGATAAATTCCTCAGTCAGAACGTCCAGCTTCTCAAAGCCGAAGTAGCCGCGCTTGTTGGCGAAGGGGAAGTCATCGCCGTAGGCATCGGCGCGCACGATGGGAAGCTGCGACATTTCATTGCGAACAGCCGGGAACATCGCCGCAGCCATCTGCTTGATCGTGTCTGTCGCTGCCTCACGCAGTTCTTCTGTCTTGGCGGCGACGTTGTATTTGGCGTGGCCGCTAGACACGATCCTAGTCAGTTCGCCGCCCTTGTCGGCCATGATGGGCTGCCAACGGTCGTGGCGGGGGTGCTGCGGGTTGGCGGCGACCGACGCCTGCATCAACTCCATCACGGCGGCTTGGACGCGAACCAGCGGCTCTCCCCCGGCAGACAGCTTGGCCGCGATCTGCGTCAGGCTGTCGTGGAAGTCATCACCAGTCAGGACGTTCTGGCGCAGCACGTCCAGCGTCGTCGCTGACTGCGCGGCTCTGGCGGCTTTCAGGCTCTCGACCAGCGCAGCAGGCGCAGTCGCCAGCCCCTCGCGCTCAATCGTGTAGCCCGGTGACGGCGGCAGAACGATGTAGCCGCCCTCGCCTTTTACTTCGACGCCTTTCGACGGCTTGCAGTTCGGAAACTCCTTGGCGCGGAACAGGTAGTGCCGACCGCCATTTCGAGTGGCGTGGACGCGGGTTTGCGGCAAGAGGCCAGCCCGCTCCAGATCGGCCACATACGCTTTCGCAGCAGCGCCTGCGTCGCCTTCCTTGTAGGTGTCCGCGTCGATAGCGAACAGACCTGCCTCTGCGCCCATTCGGCCACCAATGCCGTGCAGGCGATTGCCAGCAGCCTTGAACATGGCCGTGATAGCGTCAGGGTCAGTGCTGGCGTCATAGAAGCCGTTTTCCGTCAACGGGCGCTTATCTTCGCCTGTCGGGAACACCGGGACGCCAGCCTCGGCCCACTCAATTGCTGCCTCAATAAGATCAGCGACAACAGACTTCTGCATGTTCATGCCTTGGACCCAATTTCATCCCAGTAGCGGGCGATCAGCAGGGACTCTGCGCGATTGTGATCCTTCTTGCGCGTGAACAAGTCAGCGCGATCCGGCCACAGCTCCAGCGCCCGCAGACGCGCAGGCTCCTTGGGGTTTTGCAGAGTGACTTGAATTTTCATAGCGGGCTTCCAGACGCTCGGCGGAACGATGCGGCACTGCATCCGCAGACCGTGGCAGATGCCCTCAGTCAGAAACATCGACCCGACGAAGGGGATGCCCGCGCTCAGGCTCTCGTTAGGGCGGATGGTGACGCGCTCAATCACCACCATAGGCGTGTAGCCCAGCGCCGCCGCCTCGGCTTTCAGGTCGCGCAGGATGTTCGTAATCAGCGCGGCTTGGTTCACCCAAGAGGCAGTCTTGCGGCCAGCCTTCACAAGCTGGACAGCGACTTCCTCGTCGCTGAAAGTATTGAGGGGTTCGCCCTCGACCAAGACGCCAATAGTCAGCGGCGATCCGGGGTCAATTCCGATGGTAAACATGGTCAGGTTCTCCTTAGCAGACGCTCAGTTTGTCAGTTCTTGATGTGTCTGTGAAGCCACGGAATATGGTGTGGTCAGCACCCCGGCTACACAAGCTGTAGTTATGGCTTCGCCGCCCACGACTGGCCGACTGCGCTTTCGCTCAAATTGGCGGTTTCAGAGCCGGGGAAAATGTCCAGCCAAGCCTGCCGCATTTCTTCCACCATGATTTCCCGCAGTTCCTCGCCGCACCCAGCCTCGGCCAGCATCAGCAGTTCGTCATGCACAGAGGCCAGCATCCGCGATGCGAAGGGCAGTTCCCAGACCTTCTTGCTCATGCGCGTGACAGCGCGATACATCACGTCAGCAGCCGCGCCTTGGATCGGGTAGTTGGACGCCACGGGCAGCGACCGCTCGTTTTTGTGGACGAAGACAGTGCGGCCAGACTTGATCGGCAGCAGCCCGGTAGCGTTCATCTGATCGAACATGCGGTAGCGCAGCGCGTAGGCTTGCGGATACCGCTCGGCCCACTTCTCCACAAACTCGCCTGCCTCGGCGTCAGAGCAGCGCAGAACCACGGCCAGCGCCGCGTTGCCCGCGCCGTAGGTAAGCTGAAAGCTAAACGCCTTGGCCTTGGACCGCATTTCCTTGGCGCGTGGGTCTTTGGCTTTCAGCCGCGCCTTGAAGTCGTCGGCTGGGACGCGGAACAGCGTGATGGCAGATTCGGCGTGAACGTCCCCGAAGATCACGTCCTGCTTGAGCTGCCAGTCATTGCTGACTTCTGCCAAGACGCGCAGTTCGATACCGCTGTAGTCGGCCAGCACCATGTCCGTATCGGGCGGGGCGATGAAGGACCGCCGCACCATCGGGTTGCGCGGGATGTTCTGAAGGTTCGGGTTCGACGAGGAGTAGCGGCCAGTCACCGCCTGCGCGATGTTGAAGCGCCCGTAGACGCGCCCTGCCAAAATCTGCTTGGTCAGCAGCGTCTCGCCGTAGGTGCCTAGATACTTCTCAGCGCGGTTGAACACCATCAGCGCCGCCAGCCAGCGCGAGAACGGGTAGGGCGCACGGAATGACGCCTGCCGCAGTTGCTTGCGGTCGGTTTGCAGTTGCTCGGACTTGTCCGTCTTGGGCCACGCCCGCAGGCTAGTCTCGTCCAGCACAGCCTTGATGAAGTCAGAAAGTTGCTTTTTGGACCGCAAATTCGCAATAGTCGTGTGCGGAGTGTATTTGCGCAGCGTCTTCTCGGCGGCGTCGCGGCGCAGCGTCCACATGTGGATCAGGCGGCTATGGTGCCGCTCGTCGATCAACATCCCAGTGTCTTCCATTTCCGCCGTGCCGCGCCAAGCGTCGTTGAGGACGCGGAAGCCGTCCCACTGCGCCTTAGTCAGCGTTTTCTGCCACAGCTTAAAGAGTTCGTAGGTGTCCTCGGCATCCTCGAAGCCGTAGTCGTATTGCTCCTGCGACAGATCAGCCTGCGACCAGTCAGAGGTTTGCAGGTGCTTGTTGTCGCGCACCTTGCCAAGATCGCGCTTCACCATGTCTGCCAGCGACAGCGGGCGACCGCCCAGCTTCGCCTTCGACATAACACCAACGTCGTAGAGGACGACATCAGGCCCGTCAGTGCCGTAGTCGAACCAGCGCCCCTCGAAGCCTGCGTTGAACACCGCCCACGGGCAGGCGTCGGCCAGCAGCGTCGCGTAGTCGTTGAACGGCGCGCAGTGCAGATGATCGAAGACGTAGCTGCCAGTAGGCCCGCAGATGCAGGTCAGCCGCACGTCAGCCTCACCGGGTCGCAGTCCAGTCGTCTCGAAATCGAGAGCGTGAGCCTGTCCAGACTCAGCGATAGCGGCGATGATTTGGAGCGCCTCGGAATGTGTAGTAACAAGGCGGTATTGACGGGAAGTCCCAGCCATTCTAATCTTCCTTCAGGTCTTAGCAGAGCCTTGCTTCTTTCGAGAAGCACAAAGCCCCCGGTTTGGTCGCCGGGGGCTTTGCAGTTTCAGAGGACGCCGCGACGGCGGCGGGCAGGAGCAGGCAGCGAACCACCTTCTGACTGGCGCACCAGCTCGTCGATGTCAGCTTCAGGATCGGCAGCCAGTTCGCTCACAGCTTCCTGCGAGAGCCAGCCGTAAACGTCCAGCTTGGGCTTGTAGTTTTTCTGCCCTTGGGCCTCAAACTTCTCCTTGCCCATGCGGACCAGCGGCCAGCAGGCACGGCCAGCGCGCAGCCGCTCGGCCACTTGCGACTGCAAGTCAGCGAAGACGGCTACGCCGGATTTCGAGTTGATCTTCCAGTAGCCCTGACGGTCATCTGCCTCAATCGACTTGACGACCATCGACTTCGCCGGGAACCAGCCCTCGCCCTGTGCGGCGTTGAACGGCCCCATTTCGTCGTGGGCAGGGGTAGCAATGTGTTGCCCACTGTAGATGTTCGCCATGCGGGTAGCGACGGTCTTACCGCCCTTCCAGCAGACGAAGCCTTCCTCGAAGGAAGCGATGTTGACGAGCCAGATTTCGGACGGGTCCAAGTCTTCCTTGTCCTTGCCAAATTCGTAGACGCCGCGCTTACCCGTGAAGTTCAGGTAAACCGAACCATCGGGGGCGCTGCCGATCTGGCCTTGGGCTGCGGAGTTAGTTAGCGCGTCGGCCATAGCCTGAGCGTTGTTGAGAGCGACGGGTTTGCCAAACGGCGAGTTGACGAGTTCGTTAGACATGAGAGTGTCTCCTGTTGAGTGTGTCAGTTTTCAGTCTTCGCGGAGACTTCCAGTCTGATCGACGGCTTGCCGACCTTGTAGAAGTCATCCGATTTGACGCCCGTTGCTGCCTCGTAGGCTTTAACGTCCAGCGTCTTGCGCCCAGCCACTTCCGTAACTTTGACGCCATACGCAGCAGTCTCAAACTCCATGCGGTTCTCGGCTACAGCGTATTCCTTGATGGTAGCGGCAAGCGTGTCCGCCCGCGCTTCCAGTAATTTGATCTGCTCCTTGATGGAGCCGTATTCCCTGACTGACTCGGTGATGCCACGCGGAGCGAAGGCGGGCATTTCCGGCTTCAGTTCCTTGCGCCGCTCACCAGCCGCCACTTGGATCGCGCTGCACTCCTCTTTGAATTGGCAGTAGGTGCAGCCGTTGTTGGTCAGCCCCTCGGCTGGCAATTCAGCAGGATTGGCGGCGTCGAACAGCAGGCCAGCGCGGATTTCAGAGCGCCTCGCAGTCGCGCCACCGTCGTAGACCACATCGAATTGCCGCATCCGCTGAAAGTCAGAGGCGTCAACGTAGAGGACGACAGCTTGGTCAACGTCCAAGCCGTGCAGGTTCATCAGCCACATGTTTTGCTGCACTTGCGCCAAGTGCTGCGGCTTTGGTGCAGTCATGCCTTCCAGATTGGTGCGCGGATCGGCTGACTTAAACTCCAGCAGCGTCAGGATACCGTCCTTGGAGAACAGCCCGTCTGGCGTCCCCGACAGCCCTGCCTCGTCGCAGAGGAACGACCGCTGGTTCTCGCCTTCCAGCACGACAGCTTCACCAAGACCCAGCGACGCCGTGATCTGCTCGACCACCCATGCCTCGACAGCGTGGCCGCGCTGCGCCATGCCCCACTTGCCGTCCTGCCGCGACTCGGACTTGGCAAACTTCAATTCGCGCAGGCAGCGCAGGTTCTCAGAAGCCGTCAGAACGGCATTACGATCCAGCCGACCGCGCTCGTCGTCGTAGAGCGGCCAGTCAGACTTTTGTGCAGCGACAGAGCCGCTGATCCGCTTGATTAGGTCTAGTGTCATGTCAGAACTCCGGTTCGTTGTTTGCATCCAACACGGTTGTCTGGGATGACACTGGAAGCGCCCTTGTGATCTGCGCAGGCAAAGAAGAAGCGCGCCGAACACCGAAGATGTTCAGATCGCGCTCAAGGCTGACAGGCAGATGGATCAGACGGTTGGTCAGGGTCATAGCAGTGTCGCGTGTGTCAGTGTTTTGTGTCTTGGTCAGAATGGAACGGAAACAGTCTAGCTGTCAAGGCTCCTATCCGCCCCTTCGATAATTTCTCGGCACTCTCCAGCGATGGCCGCATACGCCGCCGCGTCGATATAGTTGTCGTCCTTGCGGGTGGCGACAGTGCGGGATGCTTTGGCAAAAACCATGATCCAAGCCATGTCCTCGGCAGTCAGGGCCAGCGTATGCCCAGTTTTACCGCCTAAATACGCGGACACCATGTCGGCCATGTGAGTCAGGTTATTGTGCGGGTGGCCGTAGGCAGCGTTGCGGTCGCCTGTAGTTAGCTTCGCCGCCTCTGCAAGAATGTCTGCTCGTTTCATGGGTTCGATCCTGTTGTTGGTTTGAGGGGCGCTGTGGTGAAAATGAGCCGTAGCGCAGTCTGATTCTCGACCAATACAAAGCCGCTTTCTGGCTCCGTGCGCCCCTCTGTGATGACGTTACTCAGTCAGCTTTTTACCTGCAAGGCTTTTTCTGCCGCTAGTCTCGCCAAAGCGCGCTCAATGGCTCCGGGCTTGCAGGACCAAACTGCTGCCTTGACTGGCTTAGGAGCAATGTCAATGTCCTTCCAGAAGCGGCTGCGCGTAGACGGCAAGTCAGGGCTGAATTTTGACTGCGACAGTTCGATGCCGAACCGCTCACAGGCAGCAGAAATCGACGTTCTGTGCATCCCATAGTGCCGCGCAGTCTGCGTCACGTTCCAGCCTTTTTCGTGGGCTGCGGTAATCATGTCTCTAGTGATCCTCTTTGGTCCAAGGCGCACTCGCTCTCTCCTTTATTCTGTTTATTTCAGGTAGGTTCTGTTTGGTCATATACTGGATCAACTCGAATTGCTCCTGAGTCACCCACCACGCAGGCAGCTTGACGTAGCCCGCAAGCCGTAAGGCTCTCGCGCCGGGGCTGTTGCTGACTTCACGGGGCATGGTATTCGCACAGCTCCTCAGCTCCAACATGGCAGGCCAGCTCATGGGCGTGGCGGTGGGCCTCTACGGCGTTCTGGTTCCCGATGAAAGCGCACACAGCCGCGACGATCAGAATGAGGCGGTCAGCGGTGTTCATGGCTCCTTCCCCTCAATAAGCTGGGCGATCTGGTTGGCCAAGAAACCGATCTTCAGGTTCGTGCCAGTCACCCGATGGGCGATGGCGTGTAGGGCTTCTTCGGTGAGTTCAAAGGTCGTGGACCTTCCGCCGCATGAATCACAGTCGCGGCGTCTCCTGACTGCGTGGGCGGCGACACCAAACGCTTCCATGTGGACGGGCCTACTGTCAGCAGTCGCGCCCAGACTTTTTTCGCCGCATAACGGGCAATGCATATGGTTGATTTTCAATGCTCCGCTCATGGCTTTCTCCCCGTCAGCGCCACCAAATCCTCAAGGTCGAGTGTGATGTAGCAGTAGTTGTCTTTGCCGATCCCCAGCAGGACTTCATACTCGTGCGGGGTGCGGTAGGTCGGTGCCTCGGTGACCCCGTTCCGCCGGACCAACTCGCGCAGCAGGTCTTCGTCGGAGTATTTCTTTATGGTTTCCGACATGTTCAGGGCATCCATCAGCCCGTCGATGATCTTCTGCCCGCTCATGGCTTCTCCTCCTTCACATTCGCCCGCAGATACAGCCGCTTAGACCCGGCCCCGCAGGTCGGGCATTTGGTTTCGCGGACCAGCTTGGTCAGCTTCCGCGTGTCCATCGGAAAGACCGCATCGGGGGTGCTGAAGTTGGTTTCGCAGTCTCCGCAGCGGAAGTGCATGCGCTTGTCTAGGTCAGTCATGCGTAATCCCTCCCTACCTGTGGATCGTCGTCTTCAACAATGGCGCTGGGATCATCGCGCCAGTTGATTGGCTTCGGGCTTGCGTCACCGCCTTTCAGCGCCACCACCGCCTTATTGAGACGGTCATCGTTTACCGCAGGCAGGGCGGCGATGGCGTGCGCTATGGCCTGTCCTGCGGCGGATAAACCCTTGCCGTAATCAGTTGCCCCGCTTGCGGTCAGTGGCCCGTTTTGCCGCTCACATGCACGGGCAATCGCCATTGCCGCCGCGCGGTCGATCAGGTCAGCCATTGGTCTTCTCTCCCTCAATCTCGGCCAGCGGAGCGGCGGCTGGCGTGTCGATCAGGGCGAGGATGGCTTTTTCAATGCGACTCATATACCCGACATACTGGTCAGCGATTTCTTTTGCCTTCGCAGCCGCTTCACGCAGCGCATCATCCCGCACCTGTGCCACGTCCACGGCGGGCAGGGCGGCGATGGCTGCTCTTGCCTCACCAATGGTAAGCTGCATGTTGCTGTAGATGCGATCCGCATCCCCGCGCCGGATCAGATCGTTGTCGCTCATCCCTTCTCTCCCTCAATCTCCGCCAGCGCTTCTCGGCCCTTGTCCGTAACCTGAGGGAATGGTCCTCGGGTGACGTAGCCTTGGCCCTGCAACCACTCAAGGGACACGCCCATCGCAGCGCCCCAACTTAGGCCACCGACAGAACCCGGATCGGCAATCTCTCTCAGTATCTCTCGGTCGAAGGTGGTCAAGGCACTCATTTCCGCCCCCTCTCCCAAGCCGCCCGCGATAGGCGGTTCGCCAGCGCGTCCATGTCTTCGATGGTAATCTGGCGGTTAGCTACAATGGCCCAGTAAACCAAATCCATGAACCGCTTGGGTGGCAACACGGACGCTGCGTTGCTGATCCCCAGTGCTGCCTCTGCCTGCACGTCACGCTTAGGCATGACTGCCTCTGTCTTTCTCCAAAATTTCATGTCTCTCTCCTCAGTTTACGATCTTGTTTGCTGACTTGTCTTTGCGCTTCACGACCATGCCGACTGCCTCGTCAATCGGATGCTCTGCCTCGCAGATGTCGATATGCACATGCGTCTCTTGCCCAAGCCGCCACAGGCGGCGCAGGGCTTGCTCTTGGGCCGCAGGCGACCAGTCGCGCTCCGCAAAGACAGCGTAGTGACTGCCTTTCTGAAGGTTGATAGCGACCCCCATAGAGGCGATCTGGCCCAGCAGAATGTCTGACTCTTGCGCGTTGAAAGCGTCCTCGTATTTCTGCTTATCAGCCGCGCTCGTCGATCCGTCGATCTTGTTGACCACCAAGTCACGCTGCATGAAGTAGTTTTGCAGCGCCGTCCCTACGTCCTTGTGCCAGTAGAGAACCAGCACAGGGCAGGACAATTGCTCCCACGTCTCGTAAACGTAGTCAGCCACAGCCTTGCTCTTGGCCGTCCCCAGCAGCCTGCGCGCCTTCGCCATGATCGGATCGGACTCGTCAGCGTAGACAGCCTCGCCAGTCGCTTCCCGCAGCTCGTCGCTGTTCTCAAAGTCCACAGTCACTGTCCGCACAGTCAGCGGCGGCATGTGGGCAGCGACATCGTGGATCGTCCTGCGCACAGCAATTTCGTTGCCGTAGATAAACTCGCGCAAGCGGTCCTCGTTCTTATTGCCAATGACTGTCCACGTCGCAGGCTGGCGCGGATGGAAGCGCCGCAGCTGCGCCACGCAGAAATACAGCCGAAAGCCGTCCAGCGAGGAAATCACCAGTTCTTCCGCCAGCAGTTTCGGGAATAGCGCCTTCAGCATCGGATACAGATCGTCGGCATAGCGGCGGATCGGCGTTCCAGTCAGGAACCAGACATTCGGAACCCCGGCAGCCAAGCAGTCTTTCATCGAACAGTTCTTGCCAAAGATCGCCTTGGTCCGCTCACTGTTCAGCGTTTTCAGCGCGTCAGCCTCGTCCAGCACCAGCACGTCAGGAGCGAAGTCAAATTTGCCCGCCAGACTGTAGGACAGCACATAGGCATCGACAGTCGGATCAATCTTGTCCTTCCCTGTCTTAATGCGCTGCACGGTCGCCCCACAGTGGGCAATGATGTTCTTCTCCCACATGCGCAGGGCAATCGGCGGGGCGACGACAACCATCTTGCCGCCGACCAGCTTCCACGCCTCTAGCGCAGTCAGCGTCTTGCCTGTCCCCGGTTCCGAGAACAGACAAGCGCGCTTCTTGCGGGCCAGATAGGCAGCGTCAGCAATTTGGGTGGGCAGTGGAGTCAGTTTTTCCACGTCTTGACCACCTTCTTCAGCAGCGCGTCCGTGTCAGCTTCAGCCTGCGCTGTCATCTTCTTCGCAGCCGCGACATTGCGGATCGCCAGCTTGACGCCGCCTTGCATGGCGTCTTTGATATCTTCTTCCAGCGCCGCAAGACCCTTTGCCACGATCAGATCGCTCTTTTCGGCGGTCATGTAGAGGCCAGCCATTAGATAGGCAGCGTAGGACGCCGCAAACATGGCGATGTTGGCAGACATCTGCAAAAGGATTTCGGCATCGTCCAAACCCGCCGCAGTCGCCTGTTCGTCGAGGTCGTGCATATTCTGGCGCATATCGTCAAAGAGTTCTTTCGACGCCACGTCGATAAATTCTTCCTTCGAGCGCACGATTTTCATGGTCATAGCAGAGCCTTTCTTGGTTATGCCGCGACGTTGGCGGCGACGTATTGCATTAGGTCGTCTTTGGCGGATCGGTAGGACATGGCAGCAACCGCAGCCAAGGCGCTATGACGTTCCGTATCAGTCTCACCGCGCATAATGGCCGCGTGTTTGGCCTGCACAGCTAGGACCATCTTCGACCATTCTTGTTGCATGGTCAATACTTTTCTATCGAACAGTATATGCTGACTCTGACTCAGGTCTTGTCTCCAAGCTGCGATCTGCGCAGGCTTGATGGCCGAAGCCAGACGGCCAGTCGCCAGTTCTTGCAAGCGCGGATCGTCTGCGTCTGCCGTGGTGGCGATCTTGTTCAGGTAGTCATGGCGCAGCGTGTCAGCGTAGGCGGCGACCTTGTGTTCGTCGTCCGCAGGCACGATGACTCGGACTTGCTTTAGCCCTAGGTTGTCGATCTTCTTCAGATACTTCAGCATCTTCTCAGGCGTCTTAGTCATTTGGCTTCCTTCTCTTTCAGCCACGCCTTCAAGTCAGGCAGCGTGACATAGTGAAACGCAATTCGATACATCCCGTCCTTACGCGGGAGAACCTCTTTCCCTGCGTATTTGCGGTTAAACTCGTCTAGCAGCAGTTGGTCTGTTCTTGGGTGCGTCTTGCGGGTGCGGCGGGTCCAGTAGACCTTGCCGTTCTTGACTTCGACGCTCTGCACAATGGTTCTCTTGCCACGCTCTCGGCTGTCGGCCTTGATCGCCAAGTCAACGGCGATGCGGTGGGTAGGGTAGTCAGCGCCCAGCAGTTCGCACACGTCTTTCAGGGACACCTTGCGCAAGTGCGCTTGGGCCATGAAGTCACCTCTTGCGCTGTCGTAGCGCCAAGCCGGGGCTTTGCCTGCTCTTGTGCTGTTCCAGTTGTCGGCAGCGCCTTGTGGATCGTAGGCGCGGCTAAAGCTGTTGGCGTAGAAGTCAGCCGTTCTTGGCAGCCAGACGATCTTGCCGTCTTGCTCAGTCAGGATAGCGCGCAGCTTGTCTGCAATGTCAGGGGGCAGGCTCATTGCTCCGCAATCCCCCGCCAGTAGGCAGCATCTTCGCGCTGTTCTTCCAATGCCGCCGCCATGTCCTCGACTTGGCTTTCCAGCGACCGAATTTCCTCTTTCAAGTCAGTAATGGTCTCAGGGTCGGCCTGCATAGCGCCGTCGATGGCCCACAGTAGGGCAGTCAGGTTAGGGTCGCCAAAGTGGGCGATAACGTCCTCAAACAAGGCTTTTCTGTCCTTGTCGTCGTAAATCTCGCTTAGGCGATAGGGCAGGATGTTCATGCTCTTTCCTCGTTCCAGATGGTGACGATAGCGGCCCGCAGCGCGGTTAGGGTGCGGGCGCGCATTTCTCTTGTCTTGCCGCAGGGGCCGTAAAACGCGGCCTTCCAGCGCAGCGGCAGATCGGTCTTGCACACAAAGCCAATGACGCGCCTTTGCTCTGGCAAAGTCAGCCAAATGTCGCGGCTTGCGCGGGCTTCCTCTGGTGCTGGTATGGTTATCTTGCGCATGTCTTGGCCTCAAAATCTCTGGCCCACTTGCAGACAGTGGATGCGGCGACGTTATAGGCAACAGCCGCAGTCTTGGGGCCGTCTTGCTTTGCCATGCGGATCACAGCCTGCCGGAAGTCATCCGGCAGGCCATAGGCGGGGTGATAAGGCGAGTCAGTCATGCGGCAATGCTCCCCAGCATCCGCGCCTCGTCCGCGTAGTCAGTCAGGCTCTTGGTCGCCTTGAAGTGCAGATCGCGCTCAATCCGCAGGCCAAAGGGGCCGCGAACCTCGGTCAGTTCTTGCAAGTCAACATAGCCCAGTTCCGGCTCCCCCATGCCCAAGTCGCACAGGCCGAAAGCTACGCCGTCCGCGTCTAGTTCAGTCAGCAGCCACGTTGCGGAACCCCACGGGGAAAACAGTTTGACGACGGGCCAATGGCCCAGATCAGCGCCTTGCGCCGCTTCTGTTTCCGCCGCGTTCTTGTGAAGGCGGGTCAGGTTGTCTTTGGTTAGGAATTTCATTGGTCTTGCTCCCTCAGTAAAGGTCTTGCGTGTCATTGTCGAAATGGTGCTGCCAGCGGGCCTCTGCCGCCTCGCGTGGGGCGCTGTCCTCTGCCCGCTCCAACAGCCTGCGCTGTTCTTCCAACAGCCGCCATTTCACGTTTAGGACGCGCTCTGCGCTCTCAGCCTCTGGCGTGTCAGCCGCCAGCGCCTCAAGCCGATATTCAAGATAGGAAATGTCGTCCTGTAGGACGGTCACATTTTCGCGCAATTGGTCGATGGTCGCAGGCATGGGTCTTGCTCCTTTTGGTCTAGCAGGTGTCTTTAGTTTAGCGTTTCTTCCTTTAGTGTCAAGCTAGATTCTTGCTTTGGTCTTGTCTTGCTCTTGTCTTGCTCTTGCCTTGCTCTTGCT